CCGCATCATAGGTTGCAAGATCGCCGACCACATTCGTCGAACGGACCTGTTTTCGGGGTCCTATCGCGAACATTGCGTTCGGATCCAGCTTGCACGTGATTTCCCTCCATGCGACGTCTTCCACGGCATCCTGAGTATTGGATGCATCGGACTCGGTCGAAGGAGGAGGTTCCGCCGGATTATACTCTGGCGAAAGAATCACGGACCCTGCTGTCGTTGTCGACGTGCGGGTCACATAGCGGAAGCGGAGAGCATGGAAGCGGTACTGTTGAAACTGTGCCGCAACCTTACTTAGCCATGGAAAGGTGGTCGAAAGTCCAGGGTTAACAGCATAGGAGTGCACGGTAAAGGCAGACTGACCTTGCACATCGCCGATGAATTCAGAGCGATTTATCCTACGCTGACCAGAGGAAGATTTTCCTCGGACACCACCAAATGCCTGCCGTTGAGAATAGGACGTCGGTGCAAGCACCGCTGTCTTCTCCTCTCCGGACTGTTGTCGTTGTCGTTGCTGCTTTCGGCGCATAGCAGCGTTGCGCTTTGACGACGGTTTGGATGCCATCGTATTCTTCTTTGAAGTCTTGTCCATGTATTGGATCCTTCCGGACAAATGGAAGGACTGTACATCCAACGAGAACCTTCTTTCCGTACACGTACGGTCGACTATGCCCTCTAGATCCAGGTTGTCCAGGTGCTTACGCACCGAGAGCCTCATAAGCTAGAGTACTCAGCCCACACACTTCCCACTTGGGGCGCCTTGAGGGTTTCTCAAGGTCACGCGTGACTTCGTTGCGGATCGCTCTCGCAACAGGCCGGCAAGTCGTAACACTCTTGCAAGGAGTTTGTATTACTCCGGATCATTTCTCAACGTCCGGTACTCTCCAATGCAAGGCGAAGAAGGGAGCGCCGTGCAGTCTCTCGGCGTTTTGTTTAGCACGGAACTATTAAGCCGCAACGTCTGCGGCACCGTTTTGGGCTATTACCTCGTTGAACCCAATGGATAAGTTTAACGACTTTCCAGGTCCAGTCCCGTCCTACCACGGACGGGAGTGCTTCATAAGAAGATCCCCGACAGGAGGACAAGGAGGAGGGTTGACTGCAAAGACTTGAGCAGTCCAGTAATCATCTATAGCTTGGGACGACATGGGCTTCAGACGATACTGCGGCCGGAAACTTGCGATAAAAACTTTATCGCTGTTCTCCTGAGAACCAGAATGAGCTCGCGCGGCGTAAGCCAAGCGTTCGAGCCAAGAGTCCGACACGTCTGTCGACTCATGGGCCTCAGGGACATAATCTCCGGGAACCATCCTCCATCTCGCTAGGGCGCCAGCGAATTTTGCAGTCGGGATATTCATTCCTTTCCGCCGATAAAGGGCCATTCGCGGATCGTTCACGAAACGGGCAGCAAGCTCCCGCTGATGACGAGTCACCCTCCAGGAGGGAGGGGCGAATGATCGGTCCAAACCAAAACCGCCTAAATGAACAGGCAGGTACCAGTTTGGCCGATAGAAAGACCCGAGCCAATCGGACTTCCAACGGGAGAAAGCAGCAGGAATAACGCAATGAGTCCATGGACACAGACGGACCATTTGCGAAAGGTCCCGGCCCACCTGGGTCGGGACAGCTGCCGAATCTCCTTCCTTCAAAGAGGTTCCTTTGACAAGTTTAAGGTTCAG